TCTAGTACAGTAACAGGGAATACATCAACTGTAGGTAATCACACCCACACCTTTAGTGGTACTACCTCAATTAAAGGTAGTGGAACCGCACACGAGAACATGCCTCCATACTGTATTGTCTATCGTTGGAAAAGGACTGCTTAATCATGCCATATAAGAAGGTAGAAATATCAAGACCGCGAGGGGTTAACATTGACCTGTCCCCGTATGAGCTACCTAATGAGATATGGAGTGCAGTAAGTAATATTGACTTTGATAACCACCGCACCAACAGAGCATTAGGATATGAGGCAGTCTTTGCAACCCCTGCCGTTACGCCTATTATTGCTGTGCCTTGGACAGACTACAATGCGCCTTTTTGGTTCTATGCTAGTGAAGACAAGATATACAGAACAGATGGTAACACTAATGTCAATGTAACTAGGCAGACAGCTGGTTCAGACGTAGACTATACTGGTGACTATGAAGATGGATGGACTTCCTCTATCTTTAATGGCGCTTTAATAATGAACAACAGAAAGGATGCTCCTCAGTTCTATAGCCCTAACTCTAGCAAGATGGCAGACCTAACAGCGTGGCCTACAGGTTGGACTACAGGTGTTGTACGTCCGTTTAAGAACTACTTGATTGCTTTAGATATAGTTGATAATTCTTCAGAGGCTTTCCCTTCAATGGTTAAGTGGAGTGATACAGCTCCTCTAGGTGGTATACCTGCTTCATGGGATGCGGTAGACCCAGCGGTACAGGCTGGTTACAACATTCTACCAGATACAGCAGGTCGGTGTATTGATGGGCTTGCGCTCAACGATACGTTCTTTATTTACAAAAGTGACGCAGTATGGGCTATGCAGTTCATAGGCGGTAACTTTATATTCTCATTTAGGAAAGTGTTTAGTGATGATACGGGTATTCTTTCTCGTGATTGCGTTACTGAGTTTGACGGCAAGCACTTTGTTGTAGGTGTCAGTGATGTTTATGTACATGATGGTACTTCTAAGAAGTCTGTCATAACCAGCAAGATGTCTAAGGCTCTGTACACCCAGATTAATCCTGATCATGTAGATAAGGTTAAGTGTGTCGCTGACGTACCTCGTAAAGAGATTTGGGTTTACTTCCCTACACAGGATAGTGCTAATGGCGCTGCCAACAAAGCATTGGTGTGGAATTGGGAAGTTGATGCATGGTCAGAGAGAGACATTGTAGGTGTTTCTTATATATCTACTGGCGTGATAGCTAATGAAACAACTGACCCTGCTACTTGGGACAATGACTCTGGTTACTGGGACACTGACTCAACCCCGTGGGGAGAAGAACGATTCAACCCATCAAACAAGTCTTTGTTTATTGTTGGGTACGATACTCCTAAGTTCTACAAAGGCAACACAGGACTGACTGTTAATAGCAGCACTACTTATATCTCTTCTGCTGAGCGAGAAGGGATTGACTTTGGCGATGACAAGGGAGTCAAGTATGTTAACGCTATCTATCCGCACTTCACGGGTGAGGGTGATGTAAACATATATGTGGGTTCAGAGAACAGACAGGGAGAAGGTGTGTCGTGGTCTGATCCGCATCCTTTTGTGATAGGTCAAGACTACAAAGCTAACTTCCGTAAGAGTGGTAGATACATAGGCGTTAGGTTTGAATCAGCTAGTGATGATGTATGGGCCTTAACTGGATACAGCATTGAGTACAGCCATGAGGGTATGGCATGAGACTTGAGTATATGCCTCTACCTCCTCCGCAGGATATGGAAGCGTACCCTGTATATATAAACAATGAGCTACAGCGTATCGCTAGGTTCCTTGGTGGTATTAGCGAGATACATGAGACAGGTATGTTCCTAGCTACGGCAGGGGCTACTATGGCACTAAGCACCACTCCTGCTACCATCACAGCGTATGACACTGTACGTGCAGATGAAGAAGGTATGACGGCTAGTCACTCAGCAGGTACTATTACTTTCCTGTCTGACAGTAAGTATACGTTAACCTTCAGTGCTAATGTTAAACGCCATGGTGGAGGTACTTCTGCTGCTGTTATTGGATTGTACCTTAATGGTACTTTAATATCAGGGACGCAACATACTATAGACTTTAGCGGGTCGCAGTACTTACCTATTAGCTTTAGTTCTAATGGTACAGTGAATGCAGGACAGGCCATCACAGTTAAGATGTCACTAGCGTCAGGCACTACTGATGTAACCTTTGACACTATAGACTTGAATGTAACAGGTAAAGCAATTGACGTATAAGGTTACAAGAGTTACTACAATAGATGAACTGGTTAGTAACAAAGATAAAGTATTACATTACTTGAATAAGGTATTAGTCAAAGCACCTGAAGTAACTGTTGAAAGCGTGTTAACTAGTATTCAGAAAGGTGATAGCCAGCTGTGGTTAATTACTGAGGAAGATGTAGTAGGTATTGTAGTAACTAATCTTGTTACATACCCAACCACTAAGAGATTGCTTATACATCTACTAGGTGGTGATGGTGCTGAAGATTGGGTACATTTAATTAGCGAAATAGAAGAGTGGTCTAAGTCAAAAGGATTAGATGGAATTGAAATACAAGGTAGGAAAGGATGGCTTAAACTGCTTCCTGATTATTCTTGTGACAGAGTATTAATGATTAAGGAGTTTTAAGATGTCAGGTGGTGGAAGCACAACAACTACAGAAAGCGAACAGGAAACTAGATTAAGCGAAGAGCTTAGAGCTTCTAGTGTTAATGCATTATCAGGTGCTGAGAATCTATATAACCAAGGCACTCAAGGTATCTATCAAGGTACGCAGCTTGCTGATGAAGACCCGTTAATATCACAGGCTCAACAGGGTTTGCTTGATATGTATAGCCCTACAGGTGGTCTAACTGATTTGATTAATACTCAGCAGACTAATCTTAATAATATGTTGATGTCTGGTGACCTTGAGAATAACTCTATCTTCCAACAACAGATGGCAGATATATTAGAGGAGTCTGGTGTTCAGTTTAAAAGACAAGCTGTTCCTTTATTTCAGCAGGGTACAGCAATAGGGCAGTATGGTGGCAGTGAGGGTATGGAAGGTCTTGGCTTGCTAGGTGGTGAGATTGATCGTAACACTAAGCAATTCATAACCAGCGCAGCATTGGAACAACAGCAGCTTGCACTACAAGCCCAAGGGTTACTGCCTATGGCGTTGCAAGTCGGTGAGAGAGGCTTTGATGTTATGGGTCAGATTGCTGGTCAGCGTGGTGTTAGGTCGCAGCAAGAGCTTATGAATGAGATTGGTATGTTCAATGCTCCTCGTGATGCTACTCGTACAAATCTATCAGACTTCTATTCCTTCTTAGGGTCTAATCCTTTACTAGGCGAGTCTAACATGACTGGTACTGAGACACAAACCACTGAGAACGCTAGTGATCCGTTTGGAGCAGCTTTAGGAATTGGCCTAGCTGTGGCAGGAATGCCTGTAACAGGTGGTGGTAGCTTAGGGGGTAACTTCCTTAGCGGTATGATGGGCGGTGCTAGTTCTAGTCTACCTGTTTATAACCCAGCAGGTGGTAACTATTCTCCTGTAGCCCCTTTCAGCCTAACTTAGTAAGCAGGTAAATGATGAATAAAGATGACGCAGTAATCCAGTTTCTAATGCAGCAAGAAGGCTTTGAAACTAGAACGTATCTACCAAAGAAGAATGGTCTTGTTATTGGCAAGTCTGGTTTAACCTTTGGTGGTGGTATTGACATTGGTCAGATGGACTTGAGAGAGTACAAGGCGTTGGGACTACCTGATGCTTTAGAGTCTGCTATGCTTCCTTACGTAGGTAAGCAGGGCGATGACGCTGTAGCTATTGAGTATGAGCTGGGACACTTTGACATCCCCGCTGAGATAGCTATGAACATTACTCGTAGACATATCGAGAAGTCTAAGCAGAAGCTACGCAATGCATTCCCTAAGTTTGATTCACTAGCACCACAACAACAGGCAGTGGCTCTATCGCTGCTGCATAACTATGGTGCTGCTGCTCTTAAGTACAAGACAATGAAGGCAGTTATCAGCGGTGACTTGCAGACAGCTATCACTAAGCTACGTGACCCTGACGAGTGGAAGAATGTCGAGCTACATCCTAGACGTAACAGAGAAGCAGACTTGCTGGAGTCTTTGCTGGTATCTCAAATGCAACAAATGCAACAGCAGCAAGTTAATATGTTTAACAAGGTAGGTGTATAATGGCAAGAGTTCCTATATTTCATAGTTTGGTTTCAACTAATCCGGTGACGGCTAAAAGACAAGCTCAAATGGCTGCCTATCTCCCAGCGGGAGTATCATTAGCTGACTTTGATCAAAGAGAACAGGAGCTTATTGATCAGGCTTTACAGCTAGGTGCTACTCCAGCTATGTTAAATACAGTTCTTCAAGGAAGGGTATCTCCTAACTATACTTTACCTACTGCGGCATCTCAACACATACCTTTCGGTTCTGAGTTTGATGACGACTTTAATTCTAGGTATGTACCAGATCAAAGATCAGCTAGAGAAATACTTAGCTCTTCTACTAATCCGTTTGCCTTAATAGGTAAAGGAGTAGGAGGAGTGGCAGATGCTGTAAGTTATCTAGCTAATCTAAGAGCGCCAGCTTATGATCCAGTAGCTAATCGTCAAGCAACACAGTCTCTTATTAATCAACGTGCTGTTGATACTGACATCTTACAGGATGAGTATAACCTTGACAAGGAAAGACGTATCGCAGATGCTGACATCTCTCAATATCTACCTAATATGTCTCTACCTGATATGTCTCTACCCGATAGTTCCTATGATTTAGGGGCAGCGGTTCGAGCAGCTCCCGCAGATATTGCTCGTCACTTAATGTATCCTGTTAATCGGGCATCTATTGCTGTAGAGAATGTAGGAACAGATATTCTTGACTCTGACTTTGTAGGTGGTTTGACCGGAAGAAAGGAAGGTGTTACTTACACTGAAGCTAAGGACAAAGCTAAGTCTAAACTATCCTCATCAGGCACAACAGACGATAAGGTTAAGAAAGGGGCAACAGGTACGACTACAATAGACCCTAGCATTTCTTCTGCTGTTAATGACCCTTTAGGTTTAGGTACAGCTAAGATTCAGACTAAACTTAAAGACACAACTGCTCTTGATAAATC